AAAGACTTTATTATATATTATTTAACAATATAAATCAGAATTAAGTGATGATGAAAAACAAAAAGCTTTAGAAGCTTATAAAGTATCTTTTAAAAAATATTATCCTGTTGAAAAATATAGCAGTAATCCACATTATAATAAGATTTATGGAAATATTGATGATTGGGATATAAATTCTTTTGATGGTTATAAATAATAAATTTATTTTCTAATAATACTTGCATTATACAATAATATTTTGTATATTACAATTATATATGTATAAGTTAGAACTATTAGGATTAAAAATCTGTGGTAAATGCAAAGAACTTGCATCAGAGCTCAAAGATAATAACATCAAATATACTTTTGTTGATGTAGATGGAGATTGTAAATTAGCAGATGAACTTGAAGAAGTTTTGGATACTGTTAATTACCCAATAGTTACTTTAGAGTATGAAGGAACTATGTACTGCTTGTTTGTAGATAATAATACCATAAGTCAAATAACCACTTCTTGGATTCCTTTAAATATAGTTTATGAATTGGATATTAAAAACATAAATTTCATTCAAAAAATACAATGCTACAATCTAAAAAGCATGGTAGATAAAATAAAATCAATATTAAAAAATTAAAGAAAATGCGTTATAAAACTCTGGTTACACAAAAAATAGATAACATTGGAAATGTTATTAATGTTTTAAATTCAAAACTATCACAAAATGTATCAAGGCAAGAAATAGATGAAATCATTTTTATGATTAAAGAGAAATTGCAGGATGTTCAATCATTAATAAATACTGAACGAGAGGAGGCAGGATCTTGGTAATAAATATAATTTATAAATTTTTATTTTAATATTATTAAAAATTATTTGTATCTTAGTAAGTACATTAAAAATTTATAAAGATATGTTAGAAGTAGAAGTTATACAAGAAAATTTAAGTTTATTTTATGAAACAATAAACGAGTACATTAGTGAACCTAGAAGGTCTAAGCTATTGAAATTTTATAAGAGTAGAGAAGAGCTGTTAGCGTTAGCACCTGCATCTTCAAAAAAACAATATCATGGTGCTTATCCTGGAGGATATTTAAATCACGTAATTAAGGTACTACAAGCAGCACTGTATTTAGATAAAGTGTGGAGTAAAATGGGAGCAGATACTAAAAGTTATACTCAAGAGGAACTAGTTTTTTGCGCTCTTAATCATGATTTAGGTAAATTAGGAATTGAGGATAATCCTAGATATATTCAAAATGATTCAGAATGGCACATCAAAAATCAAGGTATTGTATACAAAACAAATCCCGATATGCCTTTTTTAACATTGAAAGATAATACTTTATTTGTATTGCAATCTGAGGGGATAAATTTAACTATAAATGAATATTTATCCATTAAGACTCATGACGGAATATATGACGAAACTAATAAAGCTTATCTACTTTCATACAGTAATGAAAATAAGTTGAAATCTTGTTTGCCTTACATAATACAACAAGCTGATGAAATTGCTTGTAGAGTAGAATGGGAATTAGATCAATCAACTAAAGAAGTTGTGAATTTTGAAAAAAGTAATAGTTCTTCAAACTATAAAGACGAGGCTAAAGAGAAGAAATTAGAATACATCTCTAAACATGGTAAAAAATAAAAAATATGATTTTTGGATTAGTAATGTTGTTTTTATGGGTATCTAGTATTATTGGATGGGTAATTTATAATCTGTACACTAAGAATGTAAAGTTAGAAAATACAGTTCTTGCTCAAGCTACTTTTATAGTTAACCTACAAGCTCTTATAGAGCAATCAGAAAAAGCTACTAAGGCTTTGGATGATAAAATATGGTTAGATAGTGATAAAGATCTATTAACGGTTTTTCAGAATTTAAAAGAAATTCAAGAAAAGTTAAACCAATTTAATAGAAAAACATTAGAATGCTAGATGATATTTTAGTAGAAGAAACCCCAGTACTAACTACAAAGGATGGTAAACCTAGGAAAAGAAAACCTAAAAAACCTATTTATTATTTTACTTCTGAAACTCAACAAGCTATATTAGATTATAGAAAAGAGAGTTCAGAAGTAATTAAAAATAAAATTTTCAATGAAAAAATATACTTTGCTTTTTATAAATTAGCAGAAAATATAATTCACACTTTTAAATTCTACTACACCGAAGTAGATTCTATGGAGGATCTCAAACACGAGGTCATAACAGTTTTACTGGAAAAAATTAATCATTATAATGATGAAAAAGGTAAAGCTTACTCTTATTTTGGTACCATAGCTAAGAATTATCTTATTATTTATAATAATAAAAATTATAAAAGATTAAAAGATAAAGCTCTGGTAGAAGAAATAGACGAAGATAGAGCCATTTACAATGATATTTTACTAGAAGATAAAGAAAATAATGTTCAAGAGTTGTTTTTAGACCTTATTATAAACTACTTTGAAGATAATTTGAGCACTATTTTTACTAAAAAACAAGAATTAGAGGTAGCAGACGCTATTATATCCTTGTATAAAAAAAGAGATAATCTAACTATATTAAATAAAAAAGCTCTTTTTATATATGTTAGAGAAATTACTGAGGCTCCAACTCCAATAATAACAAAAGTTCTTAAGATTTTTAAAGAAATATATAAAAAAATATATTCCAAATTTTTAGATCATGGTTTAAGCAGTGATATTTTTAAGTAATAACTATTTATTTTAAATAAGAAATATATGGCAGAATCTTTTGAATTATATGAAGGAAAAAGTTATTCTGATTTATTAAAAGATATTGTTAAGAATCAAAAAAATAAACAGAAACTAATAAAAGATGTAACAGAACGTATCTTAGGTATGATTAATGAGCCTGAAGATACTATTGTTTATGTACCTCTAATCAAACAATGTTTGGATGCTGATATAAAGAATGATGAATTATTAGTTAAATTAGCTGGCATAGTTCAAAAATCAGCAGATACTAAAGAAGTTGGAGGAGGCTTGTTTACAGATAAAGATTTACAAGATTTATTTAGTGAAGTTCAGAGCACTACTATATTACCTGATGATTCTGAAATAAAAAAATTAATAGCACCTAGTACAAATGGCTGATTTAAATCCTACTTTTTCTCAGACAATAGTATCTTCTGGACATACTCCTTCAAAAAAAGTTAGCACTCCTTCTCCTAATATATTAGGTAAAGTAACTCATATTGTATATGGCCCAACTTTAGAAGATGGAGTAACCCCAGACCCTTATTATAATGATCCAACTGATTTAGGAAAAATATTATTTCAAAATATTAACAGTACTCAAAATAGAACTGCTAATAGTTTTGGTACAGTACCTGCATTTCCTATACATTCACATATAAAACATTTTCCAGTAATAGGGGAGCTTGTTCACGTAATACCAGGACCTTCTCCTAAACTAAATGATAGTAGAGGTAGTGTAGATTATTATTATTTTCCCGCATTTAATCTGTGGAAATCTAATCACCATAATTCTTTACCAGATTTAGGAGATTATTCTCAATATGTAAATAAAGCTAATAGAAACTATACAGATAATAAACTTACTAATCAATCAAATAATAATAATGCTCCCATAAAAACTGAATATCCTTTAGGTAATAATTTCCCTGAAAAATCTAATATAAAAGCATTAGAAGTATTTATGGGAGATACAGTACTGGAAGGAAGATGGGGAAATTCTATAAGATTTAGTTCAACTAATTCAGTTAATAAAAGTAAAAACTACTGGTCAAATTCAGGTAATGATGGAGATCCTATTATAATTATAAGAAACGGTCAAGGTCCTCAATTAACAAATGAAGGGTGGATACCTACAGTAGAAGATATAAATAATGATGGTTCTTCTATTTATTTAACAGCAGGCCAAGAAATTGTTATTAAAGACATACAAAATAATTTTTCTTTACAGAGTTTCCAAGTTAATTTATCTTCTGCAGCCAATAATGTAATAGAGTTACAACAACAATTAACTAGTAATTCTGATATATCACCTATGGATCAAGATTCTATAAATATCACATAATAAAATGTTTAGTCCAAGTTTTCCATATAAAGGCAATCAAGTTATCATATCTTCAGGAAGAGTTGTAGCTCATTCTAATGATGATTTTATATTTTTATTTGGTAAAAAAGGAATAGGGTTGTCTACTAATGCAACTGTAAATTTAGATGTAGGAGAAAGAGTAATAATAAACTCTCCTAAAATAGAATTAGGTTATTTAGCAGAAGCTATAGGAGAACCTCTTTTAAAAGGGGCTACTACAGTAGAGCAATTAAAAAGATTGATAAGTGCATTAATAAATTTATCTGATTCTTTATCAACTTTAAGTGCAACACAACCTGAAATAGCAATATCTTTAATAGTAGGAGATGCAAAAATATTATCTAATATATGTAAATCTGTTTCAAATACTTTAATTAGTAAATGTTTATCTAATAATACTTATACAATATAATGTCAGCATCAGATTCATTATTAGCTATAAACTTAGAAAAAATATTAAATAATAGTGCTAGGACTATAGCTACTATAGAGACTAGTATTGATACTATTTTATGGGGAAAAAACTCCCCAACACCTCCTGCAGGATCATCAGTACCTACTAGCCCGATACAATCAGTGGGAAATTTTGTTGATTCAGGATTATTTAATGTAATAAATGCTATAAATTCAGTAGATCTTTGCAATGTACTGACTTATTTATTAGGTAATATTACTCCTAATAATAAAAGACCTCCTGAAGTAACTTGGAATGAAGTTCAGAAACTATTTTACGGATTACAAGATGACGCAACTTTAGTAGCACAACAAATAGATAAATATACTGCATATCCTAATATTTTAATAGGAAATTACACAGGAGTAGGTCCTAATGCAGTACCTCCAGAACAAGCAGCTCAACAATCAGGGGCTCAAAGTATTACAGGAACAAGTGTTACAGCCTACAATATCTATAATTTATTTCAATCCATAAGAGCAACTTTTTCACCAGATTCCCCTAATTCTATATTTTCAGCTCAAAATACTCAACTAGTATCTAGTATACCTGGACTTTCTGTTGGAATAAAATTCTTAAATAATTTTTTTAGTAAAATAAGTAAATATTCGGACTATAGACAAATTCCTTCTTCAGAACTAACTAAATTAGAAAATTTAATAGCTCAAGTAAGGTCAATATGTATAACAATATCTAATCTTAGTATTGGGACTGCAGTAACTTTAATAGGAAACTTCCTAAAAATAGATGTTAGAAGTGACGTTCAAAAATTAAGTAAATATTTTGATCCTACAAAGATAATACCTACTTTAAGTAAAATTGATGCTAGTATAAAATCTTTTATAAATACCGTAAAAACTCTACAAGGTATAATAAGTACTATTCAATTTTTTATAAAATTAGCTACTTTATTTTATAAAATTTATACTTTCATAGAAACTTTTTTCTATGTAAATCCTACTCCTGAAATGTATTTAACCTCTGGTATTACTGCTAAATTAGGAGCCGCTAGAGAAGCAGCTACAAACGAGAAAAAAGGTGCTTTATTAATATTAAAACTAATAAATACTGAAGTTAGTTTAATTATTCAAGTATTAAATTACATTATACAAAATATTCAAGAACTTTTAAACAAGTTAAATACTTTACTTTTAAATTTAGAGGCTTGTAAAGCAGTACAAGGATCTGATGTTGTTAATAATTTAACAAATACTACTAAAGATTTACAAACTTTACAAAATGAATTACAGTCTTATGTAAATATGGTAAGTAGCAATCCTGTAAATAATCCTGAAGTTTCTACTTTTGGTCCTTACACTATTGTAATAGAAAAGGAACAAGTAACTGATCCTCAAATAACAAATCTTAGAAGGAGAGGAGTTGCTTTAGATAAAAATGGTAGTATAGTTGCACAATCCCAACTTACTTTTGCTACTGATAATAATGTAATAATACAAGAAACGGAGTTAAATTTAATATCTCAAGGATTAGTTACTCCTCCTACTAATACTATAAATGCTGATGATCAAGCTATAATCAATCAATCACTGTCTTATTTGAATGTAAATGATGTTGTTTTAAATAATTTTACAGTACCTACTCCTCTAATAGATTCTCCTAATAATACAAATGAAAATGATGGATTAGGATTGAATGCATTCTTAAACAATCTACCTGGAGGAAAATCTATGAGACAGAGAAGTAACTCTGCAAATAAATCCTATCAACAAAATATACAAAGTCAAATACAACAAGAGGGAATAACAAATTCAACAATATCAATTTAAAAATATATAAACAAAATATTTATAAAAGATGGCAAAATTAGATGCATTTAGAAAATTAATTAGGGAAGAAGTGAGAGCTGTTTTTCAAGAAGAGCTTTCAAGTATTTTAAAAGAAGCTATCAGTAGTAATAAAGGTGGAAATACTGTGATTAATGAAGCCCGTAGTACGGTAAATACAACAGTACCTTTAACTTTAAATACTCAACAATCCCATAAAAGAGTTGCTCCTAATTTAGGATTTAATAATCCTTTAAATAGTTTGCTTCAAGAGACTGCTCAAAGTATGACTGATAAAGATTTAGAAGGTTTAGGATTAGAGGGAGCTTCTTATGAAACTCCTATAGTAGAATCAGTAAATGGAATGTTTGACACTGCTAGAAAAGCAGGTAGTTTAGAAGCTGTTGAAATAAATGCAGTACCAGATTTTAGCCATATAATGAATAAGATGCTGTCTACTGGGGAAATTAGATAAACTAAATGGCATATAATTTAAGAAACATAAATACGCTAGATTTAATGCCTTCTACAGGTGTTGGAGTAGCATTGCCATTTTCAAATCAATCTGCTTTTAGAACAGTTTATAATACTACTGAACAAATAAAATACAATATTATAAATTTCTTACTTACAAACCCAAGAGAAAGAGTTTTTAATCCAACTTTTGGTGCTGGGATAAGAAACAAATTATTTGAACAAATAAGTACTAAAACATTTGATGATATAGAAGCTCAATTAACAGTAGGAATCCAACAAAATTTTCCTAATGTTACAATTAGCAACCTTTCTGTAACATCAAATCCGGATAATAACATAGTTTTCATAAGTTTTACCTATACCATAAAAAATACAGGACAATCTGACAATATAATAGTAAGTATAAATGGCTAATAAAAATATATCATATTTAAATAAAGATTTTAATACTTTTAAACAGGATTTAATAGAGTATGCAAAAGCTTATTATCCTACTGCTTACAATGATTTTTCAAACTCATCCCCAGGAACCATGTTTATTGACATGGCTTCTTATGTAGGAGACGTACTTTCATTTTATTTAGATAATCAAATACAAGAAACTTTCTTAGAATACGCTAAACAAACAAATAACTTATACAGTTTAGCTTATATGTTAGGATATAGACCTAAAGTAAGCTCTGCAGCTGTAGTAAATTTAGATATTTATCAACAGATTCCTTCAGTAGGTATTAATTATCAACCTGATTTTACTTATGCTATGGTTTTGCAAGAAGGTACTCAGGTAAGATCAAACATAAATTCTTCAAATTATTTTTACTGTCCTAATAAAATAGATTTTACTCTATCCTCTTCTTTCAATCCTACAGATATTTCAGTATACAGTACTTTTATTGATCCTTCTGGAAATCCTCAACCTAGTACTTATTTACTTAAAAAATCTACTCAAGCTATATCAGGTCAAGTAAAAACAACTTCTGTTACTTTTGGAAGTTCTCAACCTTTTGCTACAACTACTATAACTGATAACAATATTATAGAAATAATAAGTGTTTATGATAGTAATGGTAATATTTGGTATGAAGTTCCTTATTTAGCTCAAAATTATATATTAGAACCTGTAGAAAATACTGCAGCTAATTATCCTAGTTTATATCAACAAGCTAATCAAGTACCTTATATTTTACAACAAATAGATGTACCTAGAAGATTTGTATCTAGGTTTACTTCTCCTACTACTTTAGAATTAGAATTTGGAGCAGGTATTACCCCTACAGGTTCAGTTCCTAATCCATATAATGTTGGATTTGGTACCTCTAATGCAATAAGCTTATTAAATACCGCATTTGATCCTACTATTTTTGTATCTAATTTTTCTTATGGATTAGCTCCTTCAAATACAACTTTAACAATAACTTATTTAGCTGGAGGGGGAGCTTCTGCAAATGTACAAACAAACGAATTAACTTATCTAAGTTCTGTTAATGCTACTTTTGTACAATCTGGTAATCCTGCAACTCAAAATCAAATATTATCTTCTATAGCAGTTAATAATAGTTTACCTGCAGAAGGTGGAGGTGATGGAGATACAGCAGATCAGTTAAGACAAAATACATTAGCTGCTTTTCCAACTCAAATGAGAGCAGTAACTCAACAAGATTATGTAGGATTTGCATTAGGAATGCCTGCTAAATTTGGTCAAGTATCTAAAGCATATGTGACTAAAGATAGTGCAGTATTTTCTCAATATTTAGCAAATGAACCTGGGGAATTTGACCCTTTAGCAACTTCTTTATATGTATTGGGATATGATACTTTAGGTAATTTAGCTACTCCTCAAACAGCCCTTTTACAGAATTTACAAACTTACATAAGTAATTATAGGAGTTTGACTGATACTATATTAATAAAACCCGCTTTTATAATTAATATACAAGTTAATTTTGATGTAGTATTGAATCCTAACTATACTTCTCTTCAAGTAATAGGAAATTGTATATCAGTATTACAAGATTATTTTAATATAGATAAATGGCAAATAAATCAGCCTATTATTTTATCTAATATTTATTCATTATTGGATTCTGTAGCTGGAGTACAAACAGTTAAGGCTTTAAATATAACTAATATTTCAGGGGAACAAGCAGGTTATTCAATATATAGTTATGATATACCCGGAGCAACTTTGAACGGAGTTATATATCCTTCTTTAGATCCTAGTATATTTGCAGTTCAGTACCCTAATATAGATATACAAGGTAGATCAGTTGCATTTTAATATTATAAATTGATAAAAAATGGCAGTATATCAAATATTTGCATCTGCAGATGCTTCAATTTACTCACTATCTCCAACACAAAACGCTGGTAGAGACCCTATTTTAGAAGTATCTGTATTGAGTTCTTCTCCTCAGAATACAACAACAGGCTCTGATATAAGAAGATCTTTAATACAATTTTCTTCTGCAGATTTAAATACTCTATATTCTTTTGCTTCTCAATCCATAAGCGGATCTTGGAACGCTAATTTAAACTTATATTTAGCTAGTGCACAAAATTTAAATACTACCTATTCTTTATATGCCTATCCTGTAACTAGTTCTTGGGTAATGGGAACAGGTCAATACAATCAAACCCCTATTTCTGAAAATGGAGTTTGTTGGAGTTATACAGGACCTTATAGTGCATCCAATTCTTGGGGAACCCAAGGAGGAGATTTTACTACATCTGTAACAGCTAGTCAATATTTTGATTACATGTCAAATAAAGACATCAATATGGATGTTACTAATATAGTAAATGCATGGTTTTCAGGATCTATACCAAATGATGGGATTATATTAAAACATCCCTCTTCTATAGAAAATAATTCTAATTCTTTTATAGGATTAAATTTTTTTTCAGTAGATACTCATACAATATACCCCCCAAATATACAATTTAAATGGGCAGATTCCTATTATTTTCCTCAAGGAACAAATTATGTATTAAATGATCAGATAACAGTAACATTGTCTAATAATCCTGGAATATTATCTCAAAACCAATCTTATAAAATGAGAACAGCAGTGAGATATACATATCCACCTAGACAATTTACTACTCAATCTATCTATACAATGCCTTTGTACTTACCTGAAAATACTTGTTGGGCACTACAAGATGTAAAAACAGAGGAGTTCGTTATAAATTTTGACCCTATTTACACAAAACTAAGTGCAGATAGTGTAAGTAATTATTTTAATTTATACACAAATGGTTTGGAAATTAACAGATTTTATCGTATATTAATACAGACAAACATATATTCAACTACGTATGGGCCTCTTTCAGTATATGATAATGATCAAGCAATATACAATGCATTGGCTACTTACGGAAGCGGAAGTTTAGCTTTACTTCCAACTGAGCAAGTAATATATACTGGTCAAAATTTAACTTTTAAGGTAGTATCTTATTGATAATATGGAACAACAAGTTAATTTAATAAAAGAAGTTTACGGTTATAACACTTATACAAAGGTTATAAATACTTCTTTTAGTGAATTATATACTCCAATAACTGGATCAACTGTCCCTACAACTATAACTGTAGAGCAATTTTTTGATTATTATAATCAACTATTTTTTGATATTCCTGCAACTGGAGATGTTAATTCTCACACTTATCTTATCAAACAAAGTACTGCATATGTTGGAGGAAGTGTGCTGAGTGATAATGAACAAGCTTACATTGCTGAAATAAATTCTTTAAGACAGCAATTATTAGAAGCAAATCAAAATTATATAAGTTTAGGAACTGTTACAGGATAATATGGCAGATATAGTACAAATTCAATATATAGGATCAAATGGCTCTTATCAAGATTATTCTAGTACAGACGTATCCTTAATAAGTAATACAAATATAACCCCTGTATTTGGAAATCCTGGGGATTATATTGAATATTTTATAAAAGATATAAACGGTAATGTACTTAGTAGTAATTATTATAATTCAAATTATTCAATAGGTAGTGAAGTTGGCCCAACAAACGGAACTACTAGCAAAATAACTTTAGATCCTGAAACTGACGTAAGAAATGCAGGATATGATAGAGGATCAACAATAGTTAAATATAATTTTTTAACTACTCAAATAGCATCTGCCCCTAATCCAACTCAAAATTTTTGGATTGAACAGATATCTAATTCAAGAACTGAAATAAAAGTAACCAGACAAGACTTATCTACTACAGATTTGTCTAATGCTTTTAATCAATTTAATTCTTTACTATCAGTAAACAATTTTTATCCTGATTTTTATTTAAATTTTGGTCAAGATAAACAAGTAATAGCTGTAAATGCAGTTTTTGTAGAGGATAATAATGGAGATGGTCATATTATTTTTAAATTATATGAGCCACTTCCCTCTGAATTTAATATAAAAGATACTTTTTGGGTTGTAACTAAGATAGCTGATCCTGCAGAGTTTAGTGTGACCATTAATGCAGAACCAGAATCAACCCAAAATACAAATTTATTAAGAGGCCCAAACTATAAAGTAGATATAAAGAAAACTATATCCCAAGTAACTCCTTATTTTAATTACAATACTTTATTTACTACTTCAGTAACATCATCTTATCAGCAATTGCAATCAATGATGGATGATAATAGTATAAGTATTAATGTTGATTATACTAATTTTTCAAATTTTATACATTTTTCTTCTGCTACAGAAAGATTAGAGAATTTTGTATATAAATTACAATTAATAGAGTCTTCTTCAGCAGGATTAGCAGCTAATAACACTACTTCTGCTCAACTACAATTACAAAATTTAATAGATTCAACTATACAAAAGTTTGACGGGTATGAATATTATTTATATTTTTCATCAGAATCTTTTGCATGGCCTAAATCAAGTGCTACCCAACCTTATACCCTATATTCAGTATCATCTTCCCAATCTCAAAATTGGTTAGGTAGCCCAACAACAGTACCTTCAGTAGGAACCGCTAGTTTATATTACTCTTCTTCACTATATGATAGTAATAACCCAGATTTATTACAATATGCATCTCCATCTTATGTTTTAGATGATGATAGGAATTTACCTTATCTGACTTTTTTAAATATGATTGGACAACATTTTGATAATATTTGGATATATTTAAAAGATGTTACGAATAGATATTCAGCAGAGAATAATCCAAACATTGGTATATCAATGGATCAAGTTGGAGATGCTTTAAAAAGTTTAGGATTTAATCTATATACTAATACTAGCATATCTGATAATATTTATCATTCGTTATTTGGTATAAATCCTGATGGTAGTTTATTACCTCCTACTGGATCTGAAATTATTAAAACTTATGTTACAGCAAGTGTTCCTACCTTACCTGCACAACAAATAACTGATCAGGTATATAAAAGACTTTATCATAATTTAATTTATTTATTAAAAACAAAAGGAACAGAAAGAGGAGTAAGAGCTTTAATAGCAACTTACGGTATTCCTAATAATATATTACATGTAAATGAGTTTGGTGGATATGATATAGGTACTATATCTGGTATACAAGGAATAAATAATAATAAAGTACTAACTTCTAGTATAAACACTATAAATAGTACTGTATTATCTCCAAATACTACTATACAATATTATAATAATAATACTCAAAAGAGCTCTATAGATTTAGAAATAGGATTTTCTCCTTCTGATTTTATAAATGCAAACATAACATCTTCTGGATTAGTAACTTCTTCTGCTCAACCAGGTTATTTTAATATAATGCAGTATATTGGGGATCCTAATCTTCAATATTCTAGTAGTTATGTTCCTTTAGATACTTTAAAAAATACTTATTTTACTGCTAATTATATAACTGGAAATAACGTTTGGGACTATATAAGAGTAATAAAATATTACAACAATTCTTTATTTAAAACCTTATCTGATTTTGTACCTGCTAGGTCTAGTATGACTTCTGGTATAATAGTAAAATCTCATATACTAGAAAGAAATAAATATCCTAGACATGAGCCTACCGCTACAACAAGTTCTAATTTAGGGGAAATAAGCTCTTCTATGATTTATGGGGATAACGGAGCTAGTATAACAGGATCAACCGCTTATTTAAAAGCAATAAAGTTGCAGTATAATGGTACATCCTCTGCAGCTTTTGTTACTTCTTCTGGAACTATTTATGTAAGTTCTTCTAATAACATTGAACAGTATACTGGTGAATTAAGTGGCACTGAAGTATTTGTAGGGTACAGTTCTAGTTTTGATCAAAATGAGGTATCTAATTACAATTATTATTGGTCTTCTTCAGTTCCTTTAGTTTCAGGTTCTGGTAATATGTTTGTTTCTTATTCTTTAGGAGCATTGTATCAAAACGTTACAGCATCAGTAATTTCTCAACAATTTTTAGAATTAGATTATAATGGATCTCAATTATCACCAACAAACTACGGATTAGTAACGCAATCTTTAAGTCAATCTTTAGTAATAGGCGCAGTAAGCCAAAGCGTACAAAAGTATTCTCAATATGCTCAAATACAAGATTACAACTATAATGCGCATTCTTTAGTAAATTTAAAATATAGTGGTTCAACCCTTTCAGGACAATATTATAATGTTTATACTCCGGGAGATATTACTTTGGGAAATAATCCTGTGATAAATTACTATACTAGCAGATTAGGTTTATTTAGTCAAATAGTTACAAGTTCATATTTTCCAAGTTTATGCAATGCCAAATTAGTTTATTTAGCAGATGTATCTGGGGGACTATATGAATTAAATCAAAATAATATATCTTGGGAAGATATACAAAATACTTTTATATTAGGACAAAATACCACAGTAAAATTATTTAATAATCAACAATATGGTAATCAAAAATCAACTGACGGAGTAAAAAGTATTTACAGTAGTGGTTATTCTTATACTCCAACCTTATATTTTTTAACAGGATCTACAAATGATTCTGCTTTATATTTTTTAGGTACTAGTACAGCAACTACTGCTTTTATAGCTGATAACGGAGGAGCAGGGGGAAGTAATTATTTTATTAGTGGATCACCTAATCCTACATATTCTGCATCTTTAGTACAAACTGCTTATGGTATCGCAAGTAGATCTGGAAGCATATTTAATGTATTTGATACTTTAGTGCAAGGAAATGCAACCAACACAGGATTTACAGTAGGTTCATTAACAGGAGGAACCTTTCCTACTTATAGTGCAGTACAAGCAGGTCAACAAACTTTTACTGTTAATTTACCTATAAATTTACAATTCCCAAGTGCCCAATTAATAGGACCTCAAAGTGGTTCATTTAGTTTTAGTATATTTTATAATACAAATACTTTATTAGGTAGGCAAGCATATAGTTTTACTTCTAGTTACACTCCCGCTTCAACAAATAACGGAACCATAACAACAACTTCTTATCCGGGATATAGTACAATAACTTTAATTGGAACAGTAAATTATTATACTGGACCTTTTTCAGGTTATGCAGGTTCTAATAATACTTCCACAGTAGGAGTTCAATATTATTATAATTCTGCTGGATCAGGGGGAGGTCAAGTGGTAGTTTCTACATCGGGACCGGGATTAAGTGGAATAACTCCTTATAACGGATTAAACGCCATTTCATCAACTTTTATAAGTTCTATAACCTCAGCAACTACTACACCTGCAGTAGACAATAAATCTACTACTTTTAATTTTAATTTTACAACTCCTGCTCAATCTTTTGCTGTAGGAGATAAAGCAGTATTTAGACTTGTACAAGAAAATATGTCTACGGCAAGTTTTACTGCCTCTATTGGAGTAGGATCTCTATCTTTAGGTACAATATCTTTAGGTTCAGGAGGATACCCCTATGCAACAGCAAGTGTAAATGCAGGTGGAGGACCTTTTATAGATTCAATATCAGTATCTAATGTACTATATTACACAAATGCTAGTGATTTAATTTTAGGTCCTAATTTATCTCAGTATGAAGGGTACACTTACATACCTTATTTTACATCAGGATCTACGGTAGTATCTAGTAGCTTATATTCAACTTATGGACCAGTAAATTATCCATTTAATCCACAGGAAGGAGATGCAATAGTATTATCAGATGGATTTAATACACAACTATTAACTGTTTATTCTTCTTCTTTAAGTTCATCTTTAAGCACTGGAGTAACTAAATTGAGAATTACAGTAACCCCTCCAATCATATCATCTTTTCAAAATAATCCTTCTAGCATAAACAGAATGCTAGTTTTAAAAAGATATGATGATGAACAAAATGTGATTTTAAATTTTAATCAAACACCCGGACAAACATCTTATGGATTTTTAATACCTAATAATATAAATCCTACTGTTTTACAAAATATAAACTCATTACAATCTTCTATAATAAATCAATTAGTATTACCATCATAATAAAAAATTAATAAATTATCTATTTATAATAAGAAAAATATAAAATTACATGGCATATTTATCAAATACATCAGTAGTTGTAGATGCTATCCTTACAGATAAGGGTAGACAACTTTTAGCTCAAAACGATGGGTCTTTTCAAATTACCCAATTTTCATTATCAGATGATGAAGTGGATTATGGTTTGTATAACCCTAATCATCCATCAGGATCAGCTTATTATGGAGAAGCTATTCAAAATATGCCTATTATACAAGCATTTCCTGAATCAACGGAAATAATGAAATATAAACTCATTACTCTTCCTAGAGGAACAGCTGCATTACCTACTATAACTATAGGATACTCTACCATTATATTACCTCAAGGATCTTCTATTTCTATTACCCCTCAAACATTAAATTATTTAGGGGCAACTAGTACGTTTGAACAATCAGGATATTCAGTAACTATTGGGGACGTTAGAACAACCTCTGCATTTAACGGAGTGGGAATAAACACTACCGCAGCTACTTCTTTAAATACTCCTACTACTACAATAGGAACAAACGTATCTCAAACTGTAATAGGAACTACAGTAAATATTACAGCAACTACTTTGAATACTTTATTTGGTTCTACTACAACCTTATATACTACTTTAACAGTAGTAGGTAGAGATTCAGGAGCAAGATTATTCGTACCAGTTCAAATAACTAAAGTAACATCATAATAAGATATGTCTTTTACAACCTTAGCATCAACAGATTTTGTAGTTAGTTCAGATTCCATAACAGCACCTGCTTGGAGTTCTAACGTACCTCAATTAACTACTTTTTTTACTGCTTCAGCAGTACCTTCTACAACCATAAGTGCAGGAGCTTTTTATTTGAATGTATATCAAACAGCTAGCACAGCAAATGGTGCAGCAGTTCAGTTTTCTATAGCTTATGGGGACAATAATGGATCTGGTTCTCAATGGTATAATTCATTAGTACCTGGAGCATCACCTTCTAATACTACTTTCTCTCAATATAGAACATTAATATACGGTCCCGAAATAAGCGGAAATCAAGGATTAAATTTTGGTGGACAAGCAACTAATTGTAATAATATTTATGTTATAAATGTAGACAGGAATAGATACAAACAAAGTTTATTTCCGGGAACTTTTAACTTAAGTTTATCCAGTTCAGCAGGTCAAGTTCAATTATGTGATAATAGTAATAATGTATCTACTGTAACTTATTTAGATTGTGGAAGAGTATTCAATATAGTATCTGGTTCATTTGGAAGTGCAGCTAATACAACTAGTGTAGGGCAAATATCTAATGGTTATACTGTATCTGGTTCTTACGGATTATTTTTACCCGATATTGGTACAATAATATTAAACCCTACCGCATTAGCACTTAGTGCAGTTCAAGGAGGTATAGGATTAACTCCTGACACCGCTTCTTATGGAGTATCAGGTAATAGTGTATCATCTTCTTACACCTCTACAAATGCTGCATTAGTGTATCAAGCAATATCTAGAAGCGGTAATTTCCAATTAAATTCTCAGGAAACAGTATCTTCTAATTATATTTTTATAAGAGTTGGTAACGGAGATTATAATTATACTTCAAACCCTACTTTTGTAACAGGATCAGGTAATTTATTGTGGCCTTCTATGGTTTATAGTCCACAAACTTTCCCAACAACTATAGGACTTTATAATAATAATACAGATTTATTAGCAGTTGCTAAATTATCTCAACCTTTAGTTAAAGATTTTACGAAAGAGTGCCTGGTTCGTATAAAATTGGACTGGTGAGGATTAAATTAGACTATTAAAATAAATAAATGAGTAGAGCATCTAACAGTTTATTGATATCTGATGTAATAACTACTCCTATAAAGCTAAAGTATACTTCAAGTTATGCTAGTTCTTCTTTATCTGGGGTAGGAATAACAGTTTGGAGTGGTTCAAACACTCCTTCTGTTGGTATTCAAGATTTTAATCAAAGTTATATAAACTATGTATCTATACGTAATTTATACTATTCTAATTTTTTAACAGGATCTTATTTATCAACTAGTTCTAGCATAGATAATTCTTTACAATCTACAGCAGCTTCTGGCACTTTAGATGCAGATGTTAGGTATTTTCCAACACAATCAGGAGCTACAGTAACTGTTATGTCTATTCCTAGAAGTGTATTTGGGGAAAAAATAAGTAGAAAAAGTTTTAACATAAGTTCTTCTAATTATAATATAGTTGATGATGGGAATGGAAATATTTTAGACTTAGGAGGAGGTTATTATGTGGCTAGTGGATACTTTACACCAGAAGGACCTTTAGGGTACGCTTATCAAGGTAAAACTCAAGTAGGTAATATTATATATGCTCAAGGAATGGTTATAATAACCAATCAAGATTATATAAATATAATACCTTAATAATTATTAATAAGTATATTTATATATAAAATACAATAATGGCATTAGTACTCAGACAAACAAAAGGAGCTGCTTTAACTTTCACAGAGTTAGATGGTAATTTCACATATTTAAGTCAATCTATAGCAACTTCTGGTAACTATTTCACCTTATCAGGAGCTAATGTAACCACTGTTTATGGAGGTTCTTTTTCAGGAGCTGTCACCGCTTCCGCAATATATACCCCAGGAATTGTAATAGGATCTCAAGGTAAATTTAGCCTGTCTGGAAATAATACTACTCCTTTAAATATAATAGGAAATAGTACTTCATCTAATGCATCTCAATTACAAATACAAGGATATACTAATAACAACCAATCTTTATTAATAGGATATAATACAACATCTAGTTATGCTAGTATACAATCTCTTACACAAGGTTCTACCTATAATCCATTGGTTATTAATCCTTCAGGTGGTAATGTTGGGATAAATAAATTCTCACCTTCTGCATCTTTGGATGTTTATGGTAATACTCTTATAACAGGATCTTTAGGAGTAACAGGATCAATATCTTTAGTAGGAAATGAAACCATTATTGGATCTGAAATCATATCAGGAAGTTTAGCTTTTAACCCAACAGGGTATATTCTATTTTCTACTCAAAACGTAGCAGCTTCTGGAAGCGGTCAATCAAGTGCTACTACAGTAGTTGCAGATAATACTTATGTATCTTCTGGAACAGGCGGGGTAATATTACCTTCAATAACACCCGGTAGAGAAATAAGTATAACAAATAATACTTCAAATACCATACAAGTATATCCTTCTAATGGTAGTTCTATAGAAAACTCATCAGTAAACTTTCCCACAGCTTTACCTGCTTATGCTACTATAGCTTTAGCAGCTAAATCCTCTACAAATTGGTGGACAGTAACACCAGTCTATTCAACAGGATCTGGTATAACAATTACTCAATCAGCTAATGGTACAGTAACTTGGGCTTTAAGTAATAGTATTACAGCATCACTGCAAGGCACTGCTTCTTACTCAAATCAATCTTTAAGTGCATCTTATGCTACAACATCTTCTTATTCTTTAGTTGCTAGTAGTTCAAATACTTTAAATTCTTCTAACAACTATGCCATAGGACAATTAACAGCTTCTTCAGCTTTATTTAGTGGTACTATAACAGCTCAAACTTTAGTAGTTCAAACAGTAACTTCTTCTATAGAGTACAGTAGTGGTAGTAATATATTTGGTAATAGTTTATCTAATACTCAAACTTTTACAGGTAGTGTAAATATTACAGGATCTTTAAATGTATCAGGTAGTGGTAACTTTACAGGAGCCGTAACAGCAACATCATTTACAGGATCAACTGCATTAGTAAACGGTATTACAACCATAAATACTAACTCCGCAGGTAACTATGCTTTAGCAGTAAGCAACACTTCAACAACAGGTGTAGGTATAAACATGTATCTTCCTTTCTCTACTAGTCCTGCAATTTCTGTTAATAATACTGTAGCACAAACTTTTACTGTAAGTAACGGAGGCAATATAAATACTTTAGGAAACATAACAGCACCCTCTTTTACAGGATCATTATTAGGAACGGCTACCACAGCTTCTTATGTACTTAATGCAGTTAGTAGTTCTTATGCTTTAACTGCATCTTATGTAAGTGGCTCATCTAATAATTCTATTAGCTCTTCGTATGCTATTACATCTTCTTATTCAGTTAGTGCTTCTTTTGCTTCTGTATCTAAT